ATCGACAAATTGCATAATACTAAATAGTTCTTCTGGTTTACCGTTTTCAATAGGTGTTCCGGTAAGAGCGTAGCGATACGGTGAGCTAATTAAACGTTTGACTGCTTTTGATCGTTTAGATCTAAAGGACTTGATGGCTGTGGCTTCGTCGAGTACAACAAATCCTCTTGGTAAATTCTTGATGGAATCCCAGTCGTTAACAATTTGCTCGTAGTTAAGAATAATGTAATCAACCCCTGAGCTCCGCCAGTCCATGGCTTCAGCGTACTGCTCTGCTCTTTTCTTCGGCGTTCCATCAATGACCAAAGCGCGTGAAGTTCCATCGGTAAATTTCTCAATCTGATTAGCCCATTGATACTTCAATGAGGATAGACAGATAACTATACCAGGCTCTGTGATCTTTCCTTCGTCTTTTAACTGCTCAAGAGCAGCAATAGTTAAAACTGTTTTACCCAGGCCAAGGTCGTAGGCCACAAGCATCTTCTTGCGGTCTACCATAGCCTCTACAGCCTCTACCTGGTAGGGTAGAAGTGTTCCGGTAAAACTCATACAAAAGCTCGCTCTCCAAAGACAGAATGCTTTGCACCCTCTATACCAAGTATAACCTGTTCTTCAGGCATATCTCCAATGTCTTTGTAGTCTCCGTCGTACTTAAAGAAGAAACACTCAAGCCCTTCTTTCTTAGTACGAGCAAGCATGTCACGAGAGGCTTTCTCACCGGCAGGATCTACCTTAGGATTATCAAAGGCAATAATTAATTTATCTGCACGGCGCATAAGATCTACTTGATCCTGACTAATGGATGCACCAAATGTTGAGACGCCACCTTCAATTCCCAATGATGAGAGTTTTACTACGTCTAGTGGAGACTCAACTATGATCATAGTGCCACCGGTCCACACATCAAGACCAAATAAAGTTTTAGACTTCTGCACACCGGTAGGGCGATTACGGAAGTAACGATTGATTTGTCCCTTTTCTTGCCAGCCCATAAGCTTGTTAGTATCAGGTTGACGAATAGGTGTGATCCAGCCCTGTTGCTTTGCATCCCATTTAACAGAGTGCTTGATGCAAGCCTCTGCCGTCAGGTCTCTAGCAGATAAAGCCCAATCTGGAGGTAGGCTGTCGAAAATCGACAGACGTGCCTCACTCATTTCTACCAAAGGTTGGACAGGAATATAACTGTTCTTAGCTTCTTCTAACTGCTTTGCAATCAGTTCAAAGTTAACCTCGATGTTCTGACGCAACCAGTCTTTGGCTGCCTCAAAGTCAAGGCGACCCCACTGAGTTTCAAACTCATTGATCTCTGCTACAAGAGTAAGAAGAGTTCCACGGTATCCACAGGAGAAGCAATGGTGTACACCGGTCTCTACATTCATAGACCATGACGGGCGAGAGTCTGCACGACCAGTTCGTTCTAGGTGCATAGGACATAGACCAAGCAACTCATCGTTGCGTTGGTCTACTTCAATACCTAGTCTTAGTAGTACAGACTCTACATCGCCCTCACGATACATATTAGTCCTCTTCTGTATATTCTTCTTTTGGTCTGTCATCCATCATTACATAGTCTTCTGGCATGTCGGGTAATGTTGGTGCGGTAGCTTTAGTGCCACACTCTGCACACTCCATGTCTAAGAAGTACATTGAGATTTCATAGTCCTGGAACATAGCCTTGATGTTCCACAAGGTTGAACCACAAGGACAAACGTGAGTTGGTTCTCCACGTACATCCATTGCGTTTGTATAATCTGGTTTTAGATCGCTGATGTTTTTAATAATCTTTTCCTTTCCTGCGGTGTTGTTCCTGCCCAGATGCCCTCTAGGTTTGGGATCCGTATTGCGTACTTAAAACACTCTTCTTTAATCCAACAGTCTCCACAAATTTCTTTAGCCCTCTGGACTTCTTTATGATTTGTGTACTTTTCTGGAAAGAATACATCTGGATTTTCTCCAGCACATAGTTGAGTTCCGTTAAAAGGGCTTGATTGGAGTGCCAAAGGTTCCATACTCTTCAAACTTCCCTTCTTCCCAGTCCCATAGAAGGTCGCTAGTTGCTGGGCCGGAGTTACGGCTTGCAACAATACGAAGTTCACGAGATGAATCATCTTCTTCATCCTGTTTTTGAAGACCCAAAATAACATCTGAGTCTTGGAAGAACGAGGATGAATAACCAATCGCATCTGCGGATACCTGACGCTTCTTCATTTTCCAAAGAAGAACCTGGGTGGACACCACAATTGGAATATTAGCTTTCTGTGCCAAACGCTTTAGGTTACGAGTAATACTTGTCAAAGCTTGAGGAGTATTTGACTCACCGCTTGCTTCATCAACCATAAGATAAACACCGTCAACAAATACGATGTCCGGCTTGATCTTCTCAATCTTTGCGGCCAAACCTGTAACTGTCATAGCAGAGGTACTGTCTGTCAAGTAAAACTTCTGCATGCTTTCCATACGTTCTAGGGTTGCTTTATATCTTTTCTCTTCGTCTAAGTTTAGATTTCCTCGTACCAAACGAGAGTGAGCAATCTTGGCACGCATTGCATCGTGACGATGTTGCTGCTCAATGTTACTCATCTCAAAAGACTGAAACATTGGAACGTGCCCGTCCTCGTGTACGTTAACAGCAATCTGCATAGCAAGTACTGACTTACCAGTCTTAGGTGGTGCAATGATCGTAATCAGCTGCCCATTCTGTAGACCGGCTGTAGCCTCGTCAATAGTTCTAAACCCTGTGCGGTATCCAAGCAAAGCTCCGTCACGAGTTTTAATGTCTAAGTATTCTTGGTAGCGTTTGTCAGGATCTTTAGTAAGGTCAACGTCACTAGACTGAGTAGCACCTTCATCATAGATAGTTGCAATGCCAGAACTCATCTCTGCAATTGCACCGTCGTGGTTTCCTGAAGCAATAAGCTCTGCAGCAGACTGAACTACTTCAATAGCTTTCTGACGTCTACGATATTCTACTAGTTGATCTACCAAGTAGTCTAAAGAATCTTCTACAGCAAGCAATCGGTATGTAGGAAAGTTATCCTTAACAGTTACTGCACTAGGGATCTCTTGATAACGAGTCCAGTGGGTACGGATGAACTTCCAGACAGCACGGTTCTCATCTACAAAGAACCAACTATCGTCTACTCCCTTTTCTAAGGCAGGGATAATTTCCCGAGTCCTTACAACTCGAGATATTAATCTCTCTTCATTATCTGCTGCCACCAGCTGCCCCCATATCTAAATACCAATGCCCATAACGTAGACTACGTGAGGGTATATCAATTACATGCTTTAACTCTGGCCTATACGGTAACTCTGCAACAAGATCTGCAGGAACTCTGTAAGCCTTGGCATAGTTAAAAGGGTTAGTTCCAAGATTGTCTAGATCTTCAAGAACCTCATCCATTTCTTTTTGAGAAAAACCATACCCTACTAATTCTAACTTGTAGGAGTTGCTTTCTGCAAATCGCCAGAATAAAGATAACGACTGTCTATTGTACGTAGTTTCCTCACCACTGACCGCCACACCAAGTACCTTCTTAAAGGTGGGCCTGCGATCAAGGATGCAATCCAAAGTAACCACAACCCGCATAGGAGTTTCATTTGATATATCGCCCCCGCGCATCTTTACAGTACTTCGATCTTGCCGTACTTCAATAAGAAATCTCTAAACATAATAGGATCTAAACTTGCTAACGCTGCATCGGTCTCAGGCGCCTTGTTAGAGATCTCTACCGGGTATACTCCAAAATTGCTTTTCATTTTATCTGAAACATACCTGGTGTGCTTGCATGAATTTCGTGTATTAAAGCCTTCGCAATTACAGCGCAGCTTTCTATTATCAACGTTAATCCAAACCTCATGCGGTCCAGAGTCAGATAAAAATAATTGCGTAACTTGCCATGAACTCATAGTAGTTTCCTTCATCCTCGTCTGTCCCCCTGTGGCGCTTCTACTTCGATTGGTATGAACGCTTCCATAGCAAAGCTTCCCATAGGTGAGCCATAAACACTTCCCCAATTCTCAAGAGGAACGTTTGTAGTTACAATCGTTGGAAGCCCTGCGTTAAATCTTGAACGTAGTAACGCATCAAAGGTGTTCTCTGCCCAACCTGATGCGGTTCTATATTCCTTGCCAATATCATCTAAAACAAAAACTCTTACATTATTCATTCTATCCGAGTCACCATATATGCCGTCAAGTAGGATTTGAGTTGCCTCATCCTCGTCAGAAAACTGGGACTTCTGAAGTCTCAAAAGCTTTGGATAGTCCATAAACCCGCCTATGCGTTTTGGATAGCCTCCAGGGATACCTAAGACGTCTGCTGGAATACCCCTAATAAGGCTCTGCAGGGCCGTAGAAGCCATTGTAGTCTTTCCGTGACCTGGATTACCCACCAGCATAATTCCGAGTCCGCAGGACGGGGATCCGGCCTTTTGGATAATCTCCCCATTGACTACTCTGGCTACCCATTTCTTGACAGCTTCAAGAGCGGGTGTGGGATCTAAATCAGAAAATTCTTTCCCAATGGTTTTCATTGGAAGACCGGCCTGTACGATTTGCTTGCGGATGCTTGGGGCTTCTTTAGACAAGTCGTACATTATTCTCCCTCTAGTAGTCGCATCATCTTTTCTTGATGTGCTTTAAATTTATCGGTTGAGTATGTTGGTTGCTCTGGTTTCTTAACAACTCCCTGAATTGTTGGGTAGTATGAAAAGAATCGTTGCCATAGTGGCTTACCGATACCAAGATCATTTAGGTTGCGTGGATCCGCAAAGAACATACGCATAGCCTTTAGAACTTCATAACGCTGTGTGCCTTCACCAACCTGCTTGTTGATCCAAGTGGCCAGGTACTTGTTGTTAACTTGGCTGGACGTATTTGGTGCAGCCTTCTCAACTAGGTCATAGAACTCTGCGATCAAGTCTGTAGTAGACCACAGCTCTTCTGGGGTATTGATTCTATCCTTGCTGTCACGCTGAGCCTTTACAGGCTTCTTGTACTTAGCGTTGAGACGAGCCTGGCGATCTTCAATCTTACCGATGGTTCCGGTGGCAGGTTCTTCTTGGCCTCGTTTTACCTTAGGAGCTTCTTCATCCCCGTCAAGATTCCAAACCATCTCTTCTCCTTCTTGGGGCGCAGCCCCTATAGTTAAAGATACGTTAGTATCTTTAACTATATTAGTACTAGTAGTTATATCACTAGTAGCTGTATAGTTGTCTATGTATAGGTGCCCTGAAAAGCCGTTGTCGGTAGAAAGTAACTTTTTAGCCTCATCTGTGAATTTTAGACGGGCAATCCACTGCCCGTTATTCTGTACCCGGACAGACTTAACGTACTTAAGATCCTTCAGTTCATTGATGGCAGACTGAAGCGCATCCCTACCTTCAGGGAATTCTTTGGTGCTTCGTAATTCGTCAGCCGAAATAACCCGACCCTTTTCAACAAAGTAATAGAAAAGTGATCTGGCTCGTAAAGATAACTTTGGGTTAACAATTGGTCGTAGCATATTTAACCCTCCCTCTTTATCTATACTACAGCCTATCCACCTTGTTTGGCAAACCGCGGGCTTGTCGTGGTGATATGCCGGTTAATACTTGCTCTGTAGCAAGAGAAAGGGTGAGGCCTACAAATGTAGATGCCAGCGTATACATAAGTATGTGTAGCAAAGGGGCGCCTAGATTAAGGCAGGCAAGTAGACTGAAGACTAAAGCTAACAGTCCTCGCCACTTACCTAGCGGTTTGATTAAACTTTCTACAGCTGTTAAAATACATGCTGTAGCTAATCCCGCAATTAATACTATGCCCATAGATCTATTCTATTCTCTAAATACAACTCTGTCAATGTCGAAGGCTTGCCCTGAGACATAGGTTGTTGGACTAAAGTTAATACGGACAATCGCATATGCTGCCCCTGTTATAGAGCTAACTGGGAATGAGTTTCCAATATATGCCCAACGCTCTGTATGAGTAATGGTTGCAGTCTGAGTTCTAGCAGCAGTTGTGATAACAGTGTTGTTGTTACCCTCAGCATCCTTTGAGTTTGTTGTCTTGTTATTAGTAATATTGTCCTGATAAACAACAATAACATTGTCATTAAGGTCATAGTAATCTACTACTAACGAATAACTACCAAGTGAGTCAGAGTTAACTGGACGTACCGCAATTGAAGTATAGTATCCAGCATCTGGATTTAAATAAATCTTTCCAGTTTTAATGCCAAAAGGTATTGCAGAACTTGATCCGGCTGTAGTGACTCGACAATACCCTTGACCATGAGTTACGTTGTCTGCAACTAACGTTCCCGCAGCAATTTTTCTAACTAAGGTAGAGTTAACTGCTTCCCAACCTAAAAGACTAAGTTCAAAAGAAGACGAAGGAATTTTTGCTCCAGGGAGATCTTCGTACAACGCAGAGTTAACACCAGGGTTAATTCCCCAGCTAGCACCTAGTGGCATGTAGTTACTTAAAGTGTCATACAAACGACTAATCTTTGCATCATAGTTAGAAAAATAACTGCTCTTACCGCCACCAGTACTTTGTACTTTACTTGCCCAAATAGTTTTTCCAGAAGTAACAGGGTTAGGAATAGCAAAAGTAGTGCCTAAAGTAATATCTAAATATTGACTTACTACTCGACCATAATCTGCTTGTACACCATCAATATGAAAAAACGTAGAAGTTGATCCAGCCGTGTTGGTTACGGACAGTGTAAAAGGAACAGTAGTTTGTCCAGCAGTTAATTGAACTACAGTATGAATTCTTTTCCAACCGGTAGACTCCGCAGCAGAAACCGTAAAAGTACTAGTTCCCAAAGTGTAAGTAGCTTCTGCTTTACGGACATACATAGATATAACAAAGTCTTCTCCACCAACAGCTGCTAAACCAAGATAAGCAGTGCCAGTTAAAGATCCTGTAGAACTATAAGTTAACTTTCCAAAATACGTTCCAAACTTAGGGCCTAAAGAACCATCTGAAGTAATGCGAGTAAGAGTTCCACTACCTGCAGTCCAGTCTGTAGTATTAGTTTCAAAGCCAGAGTTACTCATATAATTGTAAAGTTCTTTTGTCTCCCACTTACAATCTGCTGGGGCATAATACTTTTGAGTTATGGGGTTAGAGATAAGTTGTCCGCCGTCTCCAGAAAAAAATGGATCTACAATAGAAGACTTTTCAAGCATACCGCCGTCTAGCCAATAGCTGTCTCCTGCAACATTATCTGTAGAGTAAAAACTAACCTTTACTAACGGATTTCCAGCATCTTTAGAAAAAGGAGGCGTAACACCTTTAATGTATACTTGAGTAGGTACAGTAGTTGATAGGGTAAAAGGGTCGCTATCAACAATATAAACATCTGTAGAGTAGTACTGACCATCAACATCAGATAAAATTGCTGATTGTAGTTCTCTAGTAGGTTGATTAGAAAACTCTAACCGCACCTTTATATTTCTAGCAGCTGAACCCAACATGTAAGCACTAGCAATAATTTCTTGTCCAGGTTCTATAGCAACCCAATCAGATATAAACCCTGTAGTACCGGTTGCTGTAGAGGTTAACTTACCTACTGTAGTTCCCTTAATAAGGGCTGCAGTCTTTATAGTGTCTTGACTTAAAGAACCATTTAAAGCTGTCCAAGAACTTAAACCGTATTCCATTTCAGGATTAAAGAAATAGTTTTCTTTTTCTCCAGCAACGTCTACGTATATTTTACGGGCATCCTCATACAGAAAACTATGTTCTGGTTCTGAAAACTGAAGCATATCAAAGTAAATAATATTAGATGTTGCTGAAGCAGGGGTTAACGTAAGCGTAATCTTTGCAAATCTAGCTGTTAATGGAGAAAGTTTTCCATTTCTTCCAGAGTCTGAAATACTAGTAAACTCAGCAAAAGAAGTGGTTGTTGTAAGTGCAGTTCCAGCAGAAGTAGTTTCAAGTAAATTTCCAAATTGATCGTACCAAGTAATAGTTGCAGAAACTGTTGTTGCTACAGCAGTGCGTCTAGCATAGCCAGAAAAAACGTACCGTGTGTTTCCCTTAATAGGGATGCCGTTAGTCTTAATATCAAGACCTGAAGCAGGCAACGACATAGTAATTGGCGTAGTAGAAGCAGTTGCTAGTCTTCCTACACCTTCAGATTTTACAGGGTTTGCTAAGTCGGTAAATGGTGTTGGAGCAGAAATTCCTGCTGCACTATAAGTAGTTGTTGAAAGGGTTCCACTAGAAACACCCCATCTTCCAACCGACTGTTCAAAAGAAGAGTCATTGTAATCAAGCATTAGATTATGACCAAGACGATAAGTTGCGCCCCAATGTGTAAGGGCAGTTGTATAAGTTGTTAGGCTTTGAGAAGTACCTTTACGAGAGTTAATGATGTTACCTGTTGCAGCAAGAGACCTATTGTAGGTATCTCCTAAAGCAGCTTCGTATTGAAGGCCTAAGCTTGTAGTTTTTGCATTTAACAGCGTGCTCGGAGTATAAAAAGCATCAAAAGAGTTTACTAAAATACTTCCTTGCACTCGCATATAATCATACATAAAAGAAAACACACCTAAAGTGGTTACTAAACTATTATTGTTATAAGTTGATAAGCCCTCTCCAGTACCCTCTACAGAGTTAAGCCATGCTTTAGGTAACCAAGAAGAAAGTTTTATTAAAGAGTTTTTTTCTCCAACTAAAATTGCATACGATGTTCCACAAAATTTCCACCCTGATCCATTAAATAACCAGATAGAATAAGAAACTTCTACGTCTTCTATATCTGTGATAATATCTGTAAAAGAGGTACTTATAGATGAGTAGTTTCCACCAGCTAATACGATTCCGGTACCAGGATCATCTACGCTTCCAGCGTAACTTTTAACTAAAGCCCAATGTGATGGAGCTGGATCGTTAGGGTCAGGCACAATTGGACTCCAAACAACCCTAATTGTTTGATAGTCTACTGAAGTTGCAAAAATATCTGATTGATAGTAAACACTTACTACCGAAGTTACACCGTAGCGTACTCCAGAACCATACTTTCGCGTACCATACTTTGCCATTTATTAAATGCCGCCAGTTACTGTAGTAACTAAACTAGTAGAGAGAAGATACGGAATCTCATTTGCTGCAAGCGAGATAGTTCCTACTGAGCCAGAAGCATCTTTAGACAGCTGAGTTACAGTAGCTGATAGCACCCCTGGAACATTTTGAATTGCAGATGTAACTGTAGATATTGGAACTACTTTACCAAAAATGTTGTTGTCGTAATAAAACAAGCCGTTTTCACCAAGCAGTGCTTGATAAATACCTAGTTTTACGTCTGCATTTCTCCATGCAGAATCTGCCGTAACAGTAGCTGTTAAGTAAATTGGTACGTAAGTTGGTGGTAGTACACTTAAGGTTGTTCCAGCTAAAATTTTATCTGACATATATCTTTCAACGTCGTATGAAAGATTAGTCCAAGCAGATGTTGGGGTCAAAGATACGGCTAGCCCACCAGCAACATACGCTGTAGTAAGAGTGCTAGCTACTGTAAAAGTTACTGTTGAAGGAACTGAAGTAATAACAACGTTTTGTAAGTTATAAGCAACAGGATCAACACCTGAAATATTTACTCTGTTTCCAACAGCAAAGCCATGATCTGTGTCTGTAGCAAAAGTTATTGCTGTGCCAGTTGTGGCAATACCGATAATTGTTGCTTGTGGATACCCTGGAGCCGCTTGTCCGTCATTCAAAGGTTGAACGTATAGATTAACATTGGTATACACGCTTGATGCTGCACTAGCTTTTCCTACTCCTTCAGCAAGAGTTGCTAAGTAAGAAAAATCTTCTAGAGTTACAGCTCTACGACGTGTCGATACCGCAGCTTTAATTTTATTTTTAATATTAACTAATGTATCCCCATCAGTACCGCCTGATGCTGGAGCGCTATTAGATACAGTAAAATAAGACGTAATCTGTGGATCTAAATTACCTGGAAAAAATGTAAGTTCTGTAATAGAAAGTGACTTAATATTTCCAGCTGATCCAACACTTACTTTATATGTTGCACTTATAAGCTGTCCACTTGCAGGAATAGATCCATTTACATTGTCGCCAAATACAACGTCTATTGTCCCATCCTCATTTGGTGTTGTAGTAAACACTCTGTCATTAGGGCCAGATTCAAATAAGTTATCTACGTAAGTCCAGCTACCAAAAGCAACTCCTTGACCTACATATACTGTAATAGAATTATTTACAACTCCAGCTTCAGGAATAGTAAACGATTGAGTAGAGCGACCATCTGATGTGCCAAGGTTAGCTGGCAAAGCAATGTTAAATGTGCTGTCAATTAAGTCTGGCTTGTCAGTGTTTACTGTTTTTCCTTCTTGGCATGGAAGAGTAATTGATGCGCCGGGAACAATTGCTGTAGCTGAAGTAGTAGTTTCAAAATACACTTCAGAATACGCACCAAAAGAAAGAGGTGCCATAACCTGAGTACCGGCTGGGATATCAATCGTATTGTTACTAATGTTAGTAAAGGTTACGTTTACTGTAGCTGGAGTTGGTCCTGAGATTACATAATCATAAAGCTTGGCAAAGGAAAGCAAAGTCTTGCGTTGAATAGCCGTATCAATAGTAGTTTCATTTGCAATACGGTCTAAATAATGAGACATAATGTCACCCATATAAGCAAAAGTTTCAACCAACACGTTACCTAAATCAGAGTAGTCAGTAGGGTCCCAAGTAGTATTGGTACGCTCTTTGATTAGCTCAACTAAGTCTGCTTTTAATGCAGCAAAATCTCTAGATGTATAGTCAATTTGCATTATCTTAATACTCCTCTGTCGTAGTTCCGTTATAGTTAATTGTTGCAGTATTAATTGTTAGGGATGTAAGTGTATCATCTGGAAGTTTTAAAGACACAATGACGTTTTCAGTCCCATCTATATTTTCTCCAGCAAAATCTACTGAGGTTACACTAACCTGTGGAATCCACCTTGAAACTGCCTCAGATATAGCTATAGGAATAGCAATTCTAGCGTTACTATTGTTTTCAAATAAGGTTCTGCTCCAGTCAACCCCATAGGTTGGAAGCATTGGCCGTTGTCCTACGTAAAACGATAGCAAGGTTAGTACCCTATCTAAATAAATTTTAGCAGTAGACTCTGTATATTGGGTTACTCCAGAAGGGCTAATAGTATACGGAAAACTAATTGCTCTACTCATGACTGTACTCCTATCCATACTGGGTAATCAGGATCGCCTGCAATAAACATAACCCATACTAATTGGTTTATGGCCGGTACAGTCCTGTGAAAAGTGTGCTCTGGAACTTTATTGCTAGTAGATGAGCTTGTAGTTCCTGGAGCACTAAGTCCGCTAGCAGTAGTGTATAGGCTGTTCTCTAAAGCGTCTGTGGTAGATGTAGGTGAAGATACTACAACGTTTTTATTTACCATAGTTTTGGTAACGGTGTGAGGATGATTTAACTGTCCTCCACCGCTTTTAGCTACTACTGTCAAAGCTGGTACAGCGATAGTGTGAGAGTCCCCTCTACTATCGGTTCCTGAAATATTGACGGCGGCAGTAGTAAGTAGGGCTGCAATCTTTTCGGCTGTATGGGGTTCATGATCGGGGTGATAAGAAGAAGATGTTATGGGCAAGCATGCAGGAGCCCAGTTATGAGACTCAACCCCTGTAGGGCCATGAACTAAAACTTGAATTCTATTTTGTTTTAGAGGATCATTAACACCAGTTACCTGACCAGAATAAATTCCATAAAAACGAGGACGACCTTGTGGATCCATCATGTACTCAGAATCATTAATCACTTTAATACCCTTCCACTACTAGTAGCAACCCATTGTACCGTCTTTTTTATTCCACTAATATTTGGGGATGCATCTCTAAATGGTGTTGCCCCAGGAATTTTTGGAACAGCAACTTTAGATACGTTTTGGACTGCGGTCTTAGAAGTAATCCCATATTTTGGACTAACCGTAGACGCATTAGGAGAAAGGTTATATTCGCTAAGCTTAGAAGGAGATGCAACTAAAGATTGATTAGCAAAATCGCTTTGTACATCCCTAGTGTCAGCCCTATCTTTAGCCTTTGAGTCTACTTCTCCTATAATATCTGTACCTACCTCAATATTCATTAAATACTTTGCTACTCTGCCACCAAAAATATGTTCTACAGAAAGAACCGTCCAGTATCCGGACATCCCATTTGGAAGACCGTCTAGGTAGATAGGGTCATAGGGGCGTAGAGTTGCGTGACCTACAATAGTTACTCTTGCCCTATGCTGATACTTTTTAGTGTCGCTATAAGACTTAGCTATTTGTTTAGAATTAGTTAAGTCTTTAATAACTTCATGAGGATAATGAGTTTTAAAAATTGCTGTTTGCGTACCATCAGACTTATTAGTTGAAAAGTTAGCCATTATTAACTCAACTTCTTTACAAAAAACGCTTTGTTTGGAATAACTACTCCAGCATTTCCTGGTGCAGGTGCGGTATGAGTATGGGTAGCTTTAACTGCTGCTCCTGTATTAGTGTTAACTCCACTAACAACTCTGTCTATACGGCTAGAATTCTCTGGAGCTTGATCAGAAATTAATGGTTCAAAAGAAAGAATAGTACCTGTCATACGAAGAGAAGCAGGGACTACACCACCAATTTCATCATCAACGTAATTAAAATAGGGTGCAGAGTTTTTTTGACTTTGATAAATTTTATTTTTAGATACAAAAATTATAGTTGTGTTTTCGGTACGTAAAGCAAACCCATTTTGCTTAGCTAAACTTCTACAAAGTTGCCAGTCACTTTGACCGGATTGAGATATTTGAGCACGGACTCTAGGGTCTCTTTGTGTAACAGCTTCTAAACTGTTCTTCTTAGCAATTTTGGATATAACTTGATCTGCTGTAACATTTTTATAGATCTTTTGATCAGTATTTTTTAAAACCCAAGAAGCCCCTACACATACAATATCTGTATTACCACCTTTATGGGAGTTGTCTTGGGTTACATGATGGACATAGCCATTCCAAGTAGCCTTAAGTTTTCCAGACCGATAAGTAAAAACTATAGGGTCTCCTGACACAATAGCGTTTTTTCTATTAGTAGGTTTTCCCTTGTAATGAAGTACTAAGCGATCATGTTCATCAGGGTCTTGATGTAGTTCAGCACCAATTAAGATAAGCTCCATGTCGGGCGCTTTAGGAAATGACGCAGCAAAATCACTATCTTTTGCGTTAGATTGCCAGACAAAATTCTTTTGTGCAGGCGTTGCTGAATAATTAGTTGCCATACGGAACCCGCAAAATAGTACCCTCTACAATATCACATGGGTCTAAAATTTCAGGATTAATATCCAAAATTTCCCACCAATATTTAGTTCCTACACCAAATACCTCAGAGAGACTGGAAAGACTATCCCCATCTTTCCAAGTATATGTAATGTAATTAACTTCTTTGCTATCAGAAAAACGTCTAAAAACAGAGATAACGTAGCCATCTTTGTACTTTTCTGGAGTCTGTGTTAAAGAACCATCGTAATATCTAGAAACTCTTTCTATCATTTTTATCCCCCTTGTGGAGTACTAGCTAGGT